TGTTGAGGTAGTGCAGGTTGATGCCGTTGAAGTCGAGGTTTTGGCAGACATCGCCCGTATCCCCGATCTGCATCACCGGAATGTTGTCGCTGCGCTGTGTGAAGCGAGCAAACGTCGATGAGTCCCAGATCAGGCCACTGGCCGTGTTGCGCACGATGACCGGCCCACCGTGGATCTGGATTTCGTCCTGATCCATCTCAATGGCGCCGCCGTTCGCATCGGCATCGTCGATGAGTTCTTGTATCGCCGCGAGATTGACTGCGCCCTGCGTGTTGTCGACGGTGCCTGCGACAATACCGTTGACGCCATCGCGGATGAGATATCGGCGGCGAATGAGCGTGGGAACACCGGCTACCGCATCGGCCAATGTATCCATTTCGGTATCGATGGCGGTGAGGCGCGTATGTACCTCATCGATCGCTGCATCCACATTGGTGGCTGAGGCGCCCGGCGGCGGTGTGTAGGCCACATCACCAGCCGAGCCACTGAATGAGCCACCACTGACGGTCGCGACTTCAGCCTCGAGTTCGTAGTTGATGGTGCCGCTCGTGTATTGCAGCACGAGTACGCGGTAATGACCTGGCTCACGAATGTCGTCGAAGACGGTGGCGCTCGTTGCGACTCGAATCACTTTCCAGGCGGCAGTGCCCTCGCGGCGCTCGACCAGTACCGTTGCGCTGAACGTACCGGAAAGTGTGACGGTGAAGGCATGGTCACGTGTCACCGCAATGACCGGTGAGGGTCCAGCAGCAGAGAGCGAGCCTGAAATTGTTGTCATGCCGACGCCTCAAAAAGCGCGATGCTAACCCACCATCTGATCCAACGCCGGCTGTCCGTTAACCTTGGTTTCCGATAGATCCTTCGCCGCCTTCGCCACCTGTGCCATCGGTTGAGCCGATGCCGCCATCGCCTGCGCCTTCTGCATATCGGCGCGACCCTGCCGAGTCACCGCGACATCTTCATCCCCGCGAACCACGGTGGGCGGGACGCCAACGGCAATGGCGTATTCATCGATGGCCTGATCAACATCGATCTTGTCCAGTGCCGTCGGCGCCTCGCCCGCGTCGACCTGCGCCTTCGCGGCCTGACCCACGAAGCCCACGAAGCGCTCGATGCCGGTCGCCTGCACGGCCTCCAACGCCTGCGCTAGCAGGCCCACCATCTTCACCTTCAGATCCGTTCCTTCGAGCTCGGGCGGCGGTGGTGGAAGCCGCCCTTGGCGCATCATGATCCAGAAGGTCCGCTCGATCAGCGGCTGGATCAGCCCCTTGCGATGATTCTGCAGCACTGGCCCGAGCATCAAGATTTTTTCCTCACGCCGCTCGACGATCTCGGGCACCGTCGCATTGCGAGGATCTGCCAACGTGATGGCTAGAAACAAATCGGTGTACATGGCTTGCTGCAATAACTCGCGCGTGTCCTGGATATCCTCCACCAGCGCCGACACCTCAGGCTTGATGACATACGCAGGCGTAAACTTCGGCGCGCCGCCGGTGGGTTGGAAGCCCGCGTAGGTGACGCCACCGGGGATCAACGTCGACGGCTGATTCTTGAGCTCCGCATCGCCCACCATCGGTGGGTCAACCAACTTATCGATCGCCTGCGCCTTGCGCTTGGTCTGCACCTGGATCGCCTTCGACAATCCCAGCGCATCCATCCCCGGCGATGAGCCATACGGATCGGTGTTGTCCGTCGTTTCCCATCGGAATACCGCGAGCGGATTCTCCTCAAACCCTGAGGTGCGTAGCGGCTTCTCATACGAGGTGCCCGTCTCGAAGTACGTGGAACTCCACGCCATATTCGCCGAGTCGAATCGGTCCCATTGGCGGGACGAGTTGGGCTCGATCAGGTGCAGGACATCGAAGTAGGTGTTGAGGTCGTTGCGCTCGTAGGCCGCGCGAATCTTGTCCGACACTCGATCCTTACCGAAGTCGGCAACGATCTGTCCGACTGTCATCTTGTATTCGCACCCCTTCGAGTCGACCGTGCCGTAGTAATCGGTCGACAGGGCGAAGCTGCCGACGGGCGCCGGCACGCAATGAATCACTTCGGTGGGATGCTCGAGGATGGTCATGGGTGCGGTACCGAACACACCCGAATCGGCGTACAGCAGCGGCAACACCGAGTAAACATTCGAGCGCTCGTATACATCTCGAATGAGCTGCTCGACCGTATCGAGCCAGCGCGACACCGCCGGGAACTCCATCAGCTCGCGATCGGGTGTTGTGAGCTTGAACCACGGGATCGAAGGGTTGGTCGAGCCTGCATGCATGCCGGCGGCGAGTGTGCGCACACAGAACCGCGGCGTTGGGTCGACAAGCTTTTGATTCACCTTCTGCCCGCGCGATGACTCACTGCTATGCAAGAAGCGTGTGCGGCGGGGTGAGAAGTAATCGGCGAGGTCGCGCCAATGTCCCTCGTACGATTGACGCTCCTGCTTCATCGATATCATTCGGCGCTGAGCGTCTTGGTAGGACAGCGGCATTTAGTGCACTCCCAGCAGCTTGGTTCGAATATAGGTGGTGCCTTCGAAGTGACACCACAGCGGCGGCCCCCATGGGTGCGTGATGATGACACCGCCGCCCGGATGCTTTGCCCAAGTCATGCCGTGCTCCAGCGGAATCACGAACAGATCTTTCTTGACGTAGGCGACGGCGATACCGCGCCGGCCATCGTCACGGATCATCTCGCGCGGCTCGAGGAAACGAACATCGGAAGGAACGATAGCGTTCATCTACGACCCCAACAGCGCCTTGGGCGCCGGTGAGTACGCAGCCCCCGTCGGCGAGGTGCGAATGTTCGATGAGCCCATGGCGCGTCGACGCGATCGAGAGCGCGTGCGATACGCATCCTCACCAATCGACTCCGGCGGCGGAATGCCTGGTGGCTGCTCGACGGGCACAGGGCCGTAGCCGAGTTCCTCCGCTGACTTCTTATCGAGGTACGCCGGGTTCATTTCCTTCGGAACTGTATTACGCAGCTCCTTCGGGATCACCTTTTTCTGCACGCGCCCGGCGATCGAATTGCCGGGTTGAAAGAAGTTGCCCATGAGTTATATCCGCTCCGTATTCCAAGGGTCGTAATCCGTCTGCACTCGGCCAACCGGCGGTTGCATCCACGAAGGCAACTGCGCCTGCACGTGCACCGGCTGAGCATACGTCGTAGCGAGCGCGTCCGCATAGTTGGGCGAGCGTCCCAGACGAAGCTTCACCTGGTCTTTGTCTTCGATCAGGATCTTGTCGCCTTTGAAGGTGTAGTGCGGCGTCGTGAGCTCGGGCACGATCTCGGGAAGGTTGGGCAGGAACAGACGCCCTTGCTTGATCGCCTCGCACATCTCAAACCAGATCTCCGCTCGCTTGTTGTAGTACTTCGGATCGTTTGGCTTACCGGCGAACTGCACTTGAATCGGCGTGCGATGCATGAGTGAGAGCGCATCGACCCATGACGCCGCCCATCCGCCGGTGCCATCGATGAAGACGCCATCGGCCTCACCGCCACCGGGGTGATTGTTCCACATGGTGGCCACGGCCCCAGCGCCGAAGTTGCCGTCGACGTTACGCAGCTCGGTCGGCTTCCACGTAGCCATGCCCTGCCGTGGGAAGATGACGCTTGAGTCATCGCCGAAGCGAGCGACGTCGATGCCGATCGTTTTGGCAGCATGCGCGTACTGGCCCTTCTGCAAGTGCTTGCCGAGCACCGCGTTCACCTCATCCGGACCGATGAGCGCGTTGAACGATGCCGGCGGGAACTTGCCCATGATGTTGACCAGCACCCACGGATGGTCGCGGCCGTAGATGTCAATCTGTTCCTGCGCCCATTGCTTCGAGACGCGCGAGGTGCGCTTCGGGTCGTCCGGGTCCGATGTGATCTCGACCACGTACCACAGGTGCCGCGCCTTGGTGCACGCCATGTACAGAGGGCCGTCGAGGTTGGTCGGATTGCCCGCCTGCACGATGTGCCATTCCTTGGCCGATGAGCCGATGTTCTCGACCGTCGCCATCACCGCCTGGGGAATGCCGCCGGACTCATCGAGCACCGCCATGACGTAATCGTCATGTAGGCCGCGCATCGTGTTGCCCTGCTGCTCAGGCGTGGCTGACTTCGACCAGCGGCGTGCGCTCATCCACCAGGTCTGTGGACTCGCTTTAAGGAATATTCGCTCTGCCTGCCATTCGAACTGATCCAACAACAAGGGTGATCGGTGCTGCCATTTAGCAAGCTCTGTCCACAGGTTGTCTTTGAGATTCTCGCCGCTGATGGCGGT